GGCGAAGATACCTCTGAAGTCAGATACTCCAAATGAGTATCTTTCTCTAGCTTTGTATCTTACGTTTCCAGTATCGAAGTCACCTTCCATAGCTGTTTTGATAGGTGATCTATCAAAGTACTTCATTCCATTAGGTATATCTGTAATGATGTAGAACGCATCTGTATCTGTGATGTAATTGTTCACTCTGTAACCTTGAGGAACCATTCCCATAGAAACGATTGCATTGATATCATTATCAGCTGTTCCTGTTCTACCTTGAGATTTCATCAATCTCTCAGCAGTGAATTGAAGTTCGCTAGGTACAATCATTTTCACGCCTCTTGCAGCAATTTTAAGACCTCTTTCGTCTGTCATTGCAGCAATATCGATTAAAGATTGCTCTAGTGAAGTTTCGTTTAAGTCAGCTTGAGTAGCCAATGTGTTCGCAACATTACCCGCTATTGTTGGGTGAGCTGTATTGAACAATGAAACACCGTCACCAGAAGTGAATGTAGCAGTTGAAGGTAAACCATTGATTAATGGGTTAACAGCTTTAACTTGCTTAGTGTTTGACATTGATCTAGCTAATGCTTTTGTATATCTAGACGCAAGTCTATCATACAAGTTATCTTCAATTGCTTCTTCAGTAATTGAAAACGCTAAAGCGATTGTTTCATGTGTGTAACGAGAAGTGAAAGTCTCTTGAGCATCATCAAATGATACACCTTGACCTTCAGCTTTAACTTGCGCATTACCGAAACCAGATAACATTACTTCTTCTTCAAAAGCTCTGTCAGATGATTCAGTATCGAAAATCTCAGCGTGTTCGTTCTCGTAGTTTTTGTATTCCAAGCCGAATAGTGCATTCAGACCTGGCTCTAGTTCTTTAACTAGTTGTGATCGTGATATAGCCATAGTATTTTATCTCCTATTCCTAAGCTTAGTTAATGTACAAGTTACTTGCAGAATTAACTACAACAACCATGTTTACACCAGCTGCTGTAATGTCTTTGTTTTCAGGGTCTTGACCGACTCTGACAACTTTCCACATTTTAGTTGTAGCTGAACCACCGGCAACATTTAAAAGTACAGTCGATTGACCGTCTTTGTTGTCAGTAGCTGTAAACGATGTTACGTTGAAGCTTTTTCCGTTGTTACTTGTTGGACATGCAGCGTCCGTTTTGATCATGTATTCTTGAATTGGATCGTCATTCACGAATGCAGTACCATTGCTGCTTCCAGTATTATAGTCAGTTCCAAAGATTGTTCCTGCGTCTACAGAATTTACAAATCTTGGTTTTGCTGTTGAGCTATCAACGTAAAAAATTCCGTTGAAAGCACCTACTAATAATGAGTCAGCCCCATTATCGTAAGCAGCGCCACCATTACCTGTGTCGTCTGTAGTTGCGAAACTAGCATCTTGTAAAAAGCCTTCTGCTCCAGCTGCATCTTGCAGTGAAACAGGGTTACCTTTATAAAGACCTACTCCTAAACCTGACTCGACTAAGTATTCAGATTGACCGCCGATTGAAGGTGTATTACCTAATCTTTCGATCATTCTTAAACCAAAGCCTGTAGTTGAGCTATTAGCCATAGTTGTTTCTCCTTTATGTGCCTGTCCCGAAGGACCTCCAGCACGGTTTATTTTAATTTAGCGGGTAGGAATTGTTAAAAAATTAACGTTTCTTCGAACCACCAAAAGTTACACGAGTTTGTCGATCACTATTGATCGGCATACTTGGATGTTGTTCCCTCATAAGATCGTGTTCAATTGCTTCGTTTCTCTCCTGAGTTTGCTTTTTAAAGTACTCAGTTCGAGATTGTGCGATCTCTTCCGGTATCCTTGCCAACACAAGGCCGCCTACTCCGATCACTCCTGCGTATTTTCCTTCTTGCATAGTTGGGTAAACAGTATCTGGATATTCATCAGATCTAACTAATTCATATCCTGATCTTAATTTACCAGACATGTTTTTAGTGTCGTCAAACCCTAAAACTTCTGTCCGTAACCATCTATGCTTAAAACCTTTTGGCGCAGGTGGTGCATCTAAAGATGACGGGGGAGCCCATGTCGTAGGTCTTTTTTCTTTAGATCTAGACTGGCTTGCACGGGTGGTCTTTTTGTTTTCTTCATTTTTCATATGCTATACCTCC